TGGCTCCCCGAGCAGGGCTCGAACCTGCGACCTGCGGATTAACAGTCTACTCAAGTTGCTTTGAAAAATCATTGAGTTAGCGCCAAAAACGTTCAGCATAAAACCTGTTTTTTAGCCCTTGAGTGCGTAGGACTCGACTCTTTTTGCTGAACGCTTTTTTGCCTCAGACCGTCGGACTAACTATCCGCCGAACACCCTCGCCTCGGCCTTGCGACGCCTCACCAGCCCGGCCAACTTCACGCCCCGAGCAAAGACCCATTTGGCAAATTCAGCCTCAGCAGCAAGGTAATCTTTACGGTTTACCTTGCGCCGCAGGGTACTGACTTGCAAATTGCCCCCACCACAGTTAAACGCGAAGTCGGCCAAGGCAGCCAATTGGGCTGGGGATTCAGCCCCCGGGCATAGCCTGATGGCTGCCCTCACCGCCCGAGCCATGTCGGCCTTTAGCCACTCCTCGGCGGTGTGCTCGTCGATGTCGGGGTAGCCCTCTAGGGGTGCCCACGGGGTTCGGGATAGCAGCCGCCCATAGCCCTGCGTTGGGTAGCCCACGGGGTCGTGGTACGCCTTCAGCCGTAGCCCCTCAAATGGCTTGGCTATCTCGGCGGCTATCTCCAGCACCTCATCCATTGGCCTTGCCCGTGGAGGTCGAGCCACCCAGCACCGCCTTGGCAGCCCGCTGCCCAAAGAAGAAACCCAGCACCATTAAGAGCACCGCCCAGTCGTTCTCGCCCCAGGTCTGGTTGATGGCCTGAACCGTCTCCATCGACTCCACAGCGATTTGGTAGACCGACCACTTGTAGGCCATGTAGAACCCAAAGGCGGCATACGCGATGGTGGGCCGTACCAGCCCGTTTACGAAGTCCAGCAGCACAAAGGCGTAAAAGGCCGGGGTGACCAGACACTTGCCCCACGTGGAGTCAGCCCACTTGTCAGCGGCGTCAATCAACTGCACCCCAAATGACCCCTGCGGCTTGTGGAGCACCTTGGCCTCCTCGATGTCGGCCCGGGCAGATATCTCCTCCATACGCCACGTGTGCTCTTGGGCGGCGTGCTTCATGCGAAGCTCAATCATCGCCCGCTCGTGCTTCTTGTCCGACGCCTCGCGAAACAACCCCAGCAGGTTTGGCAGCAGCGGGCCAATAGTCCCGGTCAAAAATGAAAGTAGTAAAGTAAGCATCTGCACCTCGGAGGTTCGGTATGAAAAAACTAACTGCAGCGGCGCTATTGGCCTTTGCTGTTCACGCCCACGCTTTGGAGGTAAAAGGCTTTTCTGTCGACGTTGAACTGGATTGCGGATTGGTCGTCAAGACCCACAAAGAGTTTTGGGTCGAAAGGCAACGGTACTTCAGTGAGAAGCGCTGGGTTGAGGGCAATAACGCAGTACGAAGCCGGCAAAAGTGTGAAAAAGAACGTATGGCCAAGAGCGGCAATTTTGCCCGCCTTGAGAGGGATGGCCTGCCTCCACCGGGCGTATTCCAGGCCGACCCAAGGCTAGAGCAAATGCACATCAGAATCCTTGGAAGATGGCGACCCATCCGCTTCGCCATCCTTGGAGGAAAGGTAGCGAAATTTACTGTCGAAGGCTTTTACGAAGGCGAGTCGCTAGACCTCATCCAAGCCTTGACATCAAAATATGGAATGTGGACTCGTAAGAAGAATCAGTCAAAGAATTGCGACTGGTGGCTTTGGGAAGCTAACGGAAAAACTTTAGCCTTGAAGTCCGAGTCTTGCGGGCGGGGCTGGGGTATTGAGATGGCTGGCGAAACATGGCGTGAGGCGATGCGCCGGCAGCGATTAAAGGAAGAAAAACGGCAGCTTAAAAATAAGGATGACATCTAGCGCTTCAGCCATTTTCACAGCTCGTATTGGCCGCCTAATCCTGCATCGACACCACGGGGATTCAATATTTGGAGATTAGGCTGGGTAATTATTTTTTTGAGTTTCGGGGTGAGCTTTTGTGATTTCAGCGGCACAGATAAACCCTATGAAGCCTCCATCCCCGAGAGCAAACAGAAAGCTGTGGCGCAAAAACCGATTAAGGAGGAGGTCAAAATCAAAGACGCGGCGTGGTCAACCCCGGGCACCCTGTTGGTGGGGGTGCTTAATGACGGCACCAATCGCAACGGTTACGCGAATTACGTCTGCGAGGTTTTGTACGACGAGGGGCTGAAAGGCAAAAAGGTCATCGTCAAAGTCATAGATATTGGCGTCTTGGTAAACCAGAATAAACGGGTCACCCTTGGCCAAGCTAGCTGCAAATAGCCTAACGCCCCTGCCACATCTCGTAGCCAATAAAGCCCAACCACGCCAGCGCACTCAAAAGCACCGCTAGCGCACCCAAATACCCCGCGTTGATTAAAAACGCCTTGCGCCGCTGGGCTTGCAGGTAAATCATCCGGTTCTGCTCGGTGCGGATACGCCGCCGCTCGGCAATGAACGCCTCATACGACCCAGGTGGCGCGTGCCACTGGAGCAACTCGGCGATTTCTTTCTCTTGGGCCGCCAGCTTGTTTTTCACCATGACGGCGTTGAGCGCCTCTTGGGTGGCGTTGCCAAAGTTCAGCGCTTTGAACAGGGGCGGCTTGCTTTCCACCCTGCCAGCCCATGACCTAAGCTGGTCGGCGTAGGAAGCCCACTTGCCCAGTTGCTGAATCATGTTCTCAATATCGCCGCCCATTTCGACTAGGCGCTTGGCAGTCCCTACGGCAGCGGAGGCAGCCGCAAGGATGCTGAGGGGTTCCATTTAGACCCTCATGACGATGGCGGCAATCATCCCGCCCATGCCGACAAGCAAAGCTCCGACGGCGTTCATGATGATGCGCTCCAGCCGCTTGAGGCGAGCATCGACCCCGTCGAGGCGAGTGTTTATTACGGCGTAGCGTTCCGCGCACACCTGCTCATGGGCCGACAGGCGGCTCTCGACTTCTGTGACCATTTGATTGACCTTGCTCTGCTTAAGGCAGGGTTTTATTCAGAAAGGCTGGTTCAACGCCACGCGGGATATCGGCGGAAGTAGAGGCCGGACTACTGCCCTGCTACTCACTTCCAGCGGCAGCGGTTGCTGCTTCGGCGGCTGCTGCTTCGGCGGCTGCTTCGGCGTCGAGGATGGCTTTGGCGTCAGTCCACACGGTCACCGCCCACTGGTAGGGCGTGATGTCGGTTATGGTTTGATTTAGCGGCTTGGTGGGCACGCCGTCAACCAAGACGGTCTTGTACTCGACCTCGCCCCAAGTGTCGTACCACTGCACGGCGTGAATGGCCGCGTCAAGTTGCGGCATCTCTAGGGGAGCAATGTGCTGCTGGTCGATACCGATGGACTTGTCGTCGGCAACAATTGTCATTTGCATAGCGAACCTCCGTTGATTGTCTTGAGGGTGGGGATACTGGTGGCTGCGGTAGCCAAAAGCAACTGTTGAGATGACTCGTTGGCCTTGACCATCTCGTTACGGAAAGACTCAACCGCTGCGCCGGTTTGGCGCTGCTGCTGCGAGTTCTCAATCATCAGGAGGGGCATCCAAGCAATCGCGCAGCCATGCTCATCAATGTCGGCACCGTTCTGCGGGTCTTTGCCTGAGATTTTGATAAACCACGCGCAGTCAAGCTGACGGCATGGCTTGAACTTATCCAGCGGGCAGTTGGCTTTTGCTTCAAGTTTCATCAGTCTTTTGTTGCAATAATCACGTCAACATACTGAACGTTAATAGCGGTAGTCGCAGAACTCAACGAACCAGAGCCAGAGAAGCTGTGGGTGTGTGATGAGTTTGAGCCAGCGCCAGTTGTGCCGATGCTATATGGTTGTGAGTCTGAATAGTTACCAAACGCCACGCCGCCGCTACCGCTCCCTGATCTTCTAGTGTTTACTGTGTGGCTGTGGCTTGCCAACTGAGCCGTTGTAAGCGTTGTCGCTCCAACTGTACCGCTCACACTTACAGAGCCAGACACACTGGGCGTTCCGAAAGCAGTCGTAAACGCCGCAGAACCACCAGACGAAGCCGTACCCGTAACCACTCGCAAGGCGTGGTTGTTGTAGTTGGTGGTGTCTTTTGTCCACCCGGTCGGAGCCGATGTTTGGGCAAACATCATGCGCGTGCCTGAGTCAAACGCTGCTGCCGCAGCCGACGTCCAACTGGTGCCATTACTTGTCAGGACGTTACCGCTCGAGCCAGGCGCAACAAACTGCACGCCGCTTGTGCCATTGCCCAGCAAGACGTTGTTTGCGGTGAGGCTGGTCTGCCCCGTACCGCCCCCCGCAGCCGCGAGAGCTTGGGCGACAGTACCGGACTGCCAGTCTTTTAGGTGGGCCATCAACTCGCGTATGGCGTCGTTGATATTGCTCGGCGCACACCCCTCGTCGATGTTGATGGAGTCGATGTCGGTATTGCTCGAGGCGGTGCTCGAGTATTCCGAGACTTTAGTTTTTGCCATTGGAATCCTCCATGTATGGAATATCGGTGAGGTCGGTGCCGCCAGCGGCGCTATCAACCAAAGCGGTGGTCAGCCCAGCCCAAAACCCGGGCTTGGAGTGGCTGATGCGTTTGATGCGCCGCAAGTTCTCCATCCCGTCAGGGCTGGTGATGATTCGCGCCATCGACTCAAGGTGCTTATCAAAGCTGCGCTGGGTCACCCAGTCCCGCATATAAGTACCCCAGTTTTGAGGGGTCACTGCGGTGCCAATGAGCTTGCCGAGTTTGGTCAGCGTCCCGGGAGCCTCGCGTTTGAGTTCAGCAATGATTTCGGCGTTAAAGGCGGTGTCCGAGCCAATCTTCTTGACCTTGGCCGCTGCCTGTAATACATCGGTGAGGTTACGCAGCCCCTGATAAGACTCGTTGCCGAGGGCGTTCACCAGTTTGGATTGCGCCCTTAAATCGCCCAGCAGGAACCTAGCCCAGTCGCCGCCAGCGTCACGACGCTCCTCGGTCGCGCCTTTACGCACCCGTCGCATCTCAGTCCACGTTTTCTCAAGCCAATTGCGGGTGATGGCTTTCCAAGCGTCGGGGTTCACCGCCTCGACTTGGTCGCGCAAGTACTTGATGGTCTGCGGCGAGGAGTTGGGGCCAAAAATCTTCTCGGCCACTTGCTCCACGTTGTCTAGGTTCATCTTGGTAATGCCAAACGCCCGGGAGTCGTCAAAGCGTTGAATCGGCACCGACATATCAGCAAACTTTTGGTCGGCAGCTCTAAAGGCCGGGATGGACTTGAGTTCGCTATTGATTAGCTCGCGGATTTGCCCAATCTCGGTTTGAATCACCGCGTCCAAGCCCTGCACCCCCTCCTCCTTGGATAGGGCGTCCAGCGCCATGCGGATACGGTGCATCGCCTCGATTCGGTTCTCAGGCAGCACCTCGTTTTCAATGATGCCGTTCTTGTCCCGCATCACCGCGCCCGCATCGTCGACCTTGGGTGTCTCCTTGGTCAGCATTTTGTAGATGCGCTGCAACGCCCGAAGCTCAGTGTCTTTGGCGTTCTCCATCTTGCTGGTGACAAAGTTGATTGCCTTGGACGCGGACACCGGTGCGTCTGACTGGTACGCCTGGGCATACAGAGGTTTGACCGCCGACGCCCTTGCTTCCACCATGTTTTTGCGTTGCTGGGTGAACGCCCGCTGGGTAGCCATACCCGCGTCAAACAAATCGTCGGTTTTGCTGATACTGTCCAAAAACCGGCTAACGGCTGGCTGCACCTCTTTGATAAAGCGCTGGTTGTAGAAGTCCTGCATCACCTCGCCTGAGCGCGGCATATTGCCCAGCATCTTTTGCTCGTCCTTTAGCGAGCGCAAGCCAGTCATTTCGGCAGGGGTCAGCGTGATGCCTTGGGCACGAGCCTTGTCGCGTAACGCTTGGGTGGCAGCGGTATCCATCTGCTTGATATCGCGGGCCAGCGCCCTATCGGCAATCTTTGCCCGCCCGACACCAGCGCCAGTAGCAGGGATGGCGTTCAAGCCGCCAGCAATCGCAACGTCAGCCGCGTTAAACGGCTGCCCAGCCAATGCTTGCCTCCCTGCCCGCAGCCCTGAGCCAATCAGCGCGTTTACGCCGGTATAGCCCGCGATGCCAGCAGGGCCAGCCATCAGCATGGGGGAGGTCACGATATTGCCAGCCACCCCAACGGCGGTCTCGGCGATGTCAGGGGCTATGTATTGCAGCTTTTGCCCGGGGCTGGTTAAGAAGCCGGGCACCTCAGCGTAGTACTTTCCGCCTGGCTCCGCTTGGTAGGCAACCTCTCCGTCGATGATTTTGTAACGGTCAACGGGAATCCCACGGTACTTGGCGAATATCTCCGCAGCCCTTTGCGGGTCTGTGGCTACACCCGCCGCCGTAGCAGCCGCACCTGAAGCCTGCTTGGTCTCGTCGTAAAAGACCTGCTCTTGGGCCGGTAGCCCGCGATTCAGGATACGTTTCACGATTTGGTCGCTTATGGGCGTAGCTTCTCTTGTGGCTGCCTCGACCGAACGGGACGGCTTGAGAATGTTTGCGACGATGGCGTCTTCAACTAAGGTGCCTGCCATGCCTACCCCTAAAGTAGCCCAAAGACCCGGGCAACGTTTTGCTCAACCTTGCGAAGCATGTCGGGGTTGTTCGGGTCAAAGTTGGGAATGTTGCTGATTTGGCGTTTTGTCTCCTCGCGCATCAGGCGCGGGATATCCGCGTCCACATCGACGCTCAGCAGGGCTTGCTTAAACTCTGGCGTTCCAACCTTGTAGCCCTTTGTCTTGACGTAGTGGTAACGGGCTTGGAACAAGGCAGCCTCTTGCAACTTGGCCTGCAACTTGGACATGAACTGCGTCGGGCCGTCTTTTTGCGGGTCAGGGAAAGCTCTGCGAATACGCGCTTCTTCCTCGCTACTTCCGATGGCTGCGCCAGTTACGGCGTTGATGTAGGCGTTCAGCGCGGCCATGGCGTCTGAGCTAAACCTCGCAAACCGTGTAAGTTTGTCAGCCGTTTGTCTGTCTAGCTTAAGACCGCTCCTCTCCTTGAGGTTTGACCAACCCATAGCAATCTGAGTTGGTATGGTCAAGAAGTCGGTTTCAAAACCGGAAAACACTCGCTCCAGTTTGACGCGTTGAGCGCCCATTGAGTCAATGCCCTGGTCCGCAGCGTCTTGGCCCTTTTTGCCCGGCCCAACCGCGCCCTCGGGGTAGACGTTAATCACCTGCCCCTTGGATTTGTTTTGCAAAAACTTAAGAAATGCTGGGTCGGCTTTACCCGCTGCGTAGTTTCTTTGGTCGTTCGTCAAATCGGCGGGCGGTGTAAAGCCACCCAGCACCCGCTGGCTGCCATCTTCGTAACGCTGCACAAATACCGGGTTGCCTTGACCGTCGGCGGCCTTAAACGGGTCACCAACCGGCTTGTTTCGGAATAACTCTTGCTGAGCTTTCAACCCTTGAAGCATGGAGTTAAATTGCTCATCCGTAGCCAGCGCCCGATACTTGTTCAGGTTCTCGCGATTGATTTGCATCGTTGCCTGCGGAGCCACAAACCCCGTCTCAGCACCTTTGGGCGCGTTGTACGACGCTGACTGTTGCAGGCTTTTTAAGACCGAGTCGATTTGCTCGGGTGTCTCAGCCATTGCAAGGTTTTCTTGGGCTAACTGTTGCGCGACTGGGTCAACGGTTGAGAGGTTGTAGCCAAACTGTCCCGGCGTGACCTTTGACTCCAAAATGCCCGCCTGAATCGGCTTTAGCTTCCTCTCGTTGTCTAGCGTAATCAGCTTAGCCTCGGTCATCTTGTCGGCCAAAGCATCGCGGTAAGCCTGCCGATGCGCCTTTTGCCCAGCCAGCACACCGGAGGCCAACCCCTCGCCTAGCGTCTGAGGCTTGGTGGAGTAGCCGCTTTGCGCAAGCAGCCCCATTGCCATTTGCATGATGGCGTCTCGGTTAGCGCTTTCACGCAACGAGGCGATGTCCGGTTCGCTAAATAAGCCGCCAGCCTTAAGCCAGCTTGGTTCGGTAAACAGGTTCATGGTTTAACCCATCCCACCCAAGAGTCCACCTAAGAGCCACCCATACGGGCCAAGAGCGGAGATTTGGCTGCCAGCCAGCGCCCCGCCCAAAATCCCTGCCCCTTGGTTTCGGTAAAGGGGTTGGGTTGTGATTTGCCCACCCGGCGCCCCATAGACGTTTTGCAGGTAGCGGTCGAGTTTTAGCTGGGGCAGGTTCTGCTCGTAGTTAAAGCGGTTGATGTCGTCTTGTAGCGCCTGCTGCTGGTAACCCTCAGCCATTTGCCCGGATTGGTATAACTGGTTGATGTCGTAATAGTCTTGATTTGCCAAGGCTGGAGCAGCGCCAATCATGGCCTGCTGACGTCCGCGCTCGGTGTCGTAGTTTTGATAAGCCAACTGCCCCGCCGTATTGGTCAGCGACTTGGAGTAGGAGTCCATGGCGCGGTCTTGCAGGTTAGCCATGGCGTTGGAGCCATACCGCCCCGCCTTGGATGCGCTGGAGTTGATTTGATTCATGGAGTCCATGAACGAGCGCTGGGCTTCCTGAGCGGCAGGCTGAAACGCCTGACTAAAAAACGGGTTCCCCCCAAGAAAGCCACCTTGCAGCGTTTGCATTGCCGCGTTCTGCGCCGCCGACGTAAGCCCGCTACCCTGCATCGCACGGTTCTGCATCGCCGTCATGGCCTGCTGCGTTTGCTGACTTGGGTCAACGTAGGTCTGCCCCGGGTAGTACTGCGGCGTGTCACCTTGATAGAGCCGTTTAGACTCATCCAGCCCGTAGTCCCGAAACTTCTTAATTGTCGGGTCGATGTCAGTGGTGGTCGTCATTACTGCCATGCTTTCGCTCCTAACCGATGACCGCGTACCCGTAAGTGCGGTCGGATGCTGAATTTGCGGAGTGGCTCAGCGTTGCCGAGCCTTTACTTTTTGCCGAAACGTAAACGTCATTCATCCACGCTGCCGCGTTGGCGGTGGTTGGCATGAGCACAATGACACTGCCGTACCCAATGCGCTCATCCAAAAGCGTGGTGCTCGTGGCCGAGGCATCCGCAAGCGTCACGCTGCCCGTGTTGTTTGCCTTGCCGTTGAGCAGCCCATTGACTACCTCGGCAATTTGCCGAAAGTTTGAGCCAAACGGCGGGATGGCTCTGTACGTCATCGCACACCTGCCCCGGTCATCTCCACGTCGACCGCTACGGCAGCCGTCCACGTACCCGATGGCTCCACTTGCAGCCGGTGGTACTTGCCAAGGCTTCTGAGCGGGACACGGTTGTCCGAGTCTGCCGCCGTCCTCGAGCCAAAACCAATCGTTTGGCCTAGCAGGTTTCGCGAGAACGCAGCCACCGACGCCGAGCCGCCATCAATCAATGGCCTAGCCAGCGTCACCATCGACGGGTTGGCATCGCCAAAGTCGCCGGTCTCAAACAGTGCCGTGGAGGATGCGCCAGTAAAGGTCGCAATCTTTGCCCCGACCGAGCCAGCAAATAGCAAGCTGCCGCCCACCCACTGGGGCGAGTCGAGCGACGTGCCGAGCGAGTCCAGGCTGCCTGAGATGGAGTCCAGCGACTCCAGCGTCTCGCCGGTCGTGGCCGCTGATGAGAGCGTCTCGGCGGTGGTCGTGCCGTGGCTCCAGCGGTTGAGTTGCCAGTTGTAGACCAGGAGGCTCCTGCCGCCCTCGTTGTTTTGGTAGCTCCACACCACCACGTTTCTCAGTGGGTCGGTTGCCGCGCTGATGGTGCTAAGCGTGCTGGGGTTGGCGTCGTTGAAAAACCAACGGTTGACTTTCTCCGCGCCGATTGGCGTCAGGCTCTCACCCGCGCATGAGTAAAACCCGTCGTCGCTCAAAAAGAACGTCATCTGCCCGTACTGGGCAATCGACCCTGGCTCGAGGCAGCCACGGTTGCGGCTGATGGTGTCAAACTGAAAAAAGAGCGGCGAGCCGATGTAGCTCATCCGCACAATTGAGCGGTCAAGCAAAATCAACCCAAACTCGCCGCCCGTAATCCCTTGGATGCCACCGCCGTCGGGCAGGTTTTGGTAGTCGGATTGGCTTGACGCCCCGGCAGTCCAATTGGTCTCGTCGTTGATGTCCGACCACTGCACGCGGTTCTCCGCGCCGCTGATGTTCCCGCACACCACAAAGTCCCGCACCACGGTCACGTATCGGGCTACCGGCGCTGCCGCGTCTAGGTCAGCGAATTGGCTTGAGCTATTAAGCACCCAGTTCTGCAACTTCTCTGTGCCATTGGCTGCGATGATGCTGGTGCCAAACTGCACAAAGTCCCACGGGTAGCTGCTGGAGTACCCGCCGGTCTTTGACACATCGTCAAGCGAGAAGTCAGTCGGGTCTAGCTTGAACAGTTTGCTCGCCCCGCCCGCAAAGAAAATCGAGGACGTTGAGCGCCGCCCGGAGAAAACCGCGTTCAAATCTTCTGAGGCGTCTTGGCTGTAATCCACAAGGCTTGGCAGCGGCGCGTAGCCCGAGGCTATCGGTATCACGTTAGACGCCTTTTGTAGGGTGCCGACCGCACCGGGCTGGTCGGGCAGCCACTCACCAAAGGTCAAGCGGGTAGCCATGTGTCTGCTCCTGCGGGCACAACCGTCCACTCCTGCCCGAGCTTGAACCCGGGCACCACAAAGGTCGCCGACGCTGCCACCGCACCGCCGCCGTCATAGGTCGCACTTGAGTCTGAGACCACGGTTGCACTGGCATCAATCAGGTGGGTGGTCGTATACACAACCCCGCCATAGGCGGCCATCGTTGCCGTGGACGACACCCCTACCCCCGACAAGCGCACACGTATCGCCTCACCAGCAAATGAGGCTGCAGCGCTCACGTCCCCCACGCCATTGACAATTTTGCCGCCCAATGCCGTCACCGTAGCCGAGGAGTCCACGGCTGCAGCCGCTAGCTTGACCCGCTGGTTGTTGGCGACAAGTTCGGCTGACGCGGTGACATAGGCACTGGCAAGGGCAGTGAAGCCGCCATTGGCGACGACCGTAGCAAACGCCGTTACCGCGCCTGCGCCTCCCGCTACCTTTTGCGCGGTACTGGCAACAGTAGCTGCAGCCGAGTACAACCCGCCACCCGAGGCGATAAGCCGCCCAGGCGCAACCATGCTGGCAAGCCCGGAGGCATCTGCCGATGTGGATTGCACCCGGGTTGGCGCACAACCCAAGTCAGCTTGAGCCGTCACATCGCCATACGCATCGGCAAGCGTGACGTCGGTCGCGTAGAGCGCCGAGTCAAGCGTCAGCGTCAGGTCATCAATTGACCCCTTGAGGCTATCGAGCGAGTCGATACTCCAAGGGGAGTTGATGTCTGCCATTACTTAGGCCAGCGTCACCGTCAGCGAACCGGCAGCGATGCGGTACACATCCCCGGTGTCGATGGTCTTGGACGCCGTGGCAGCCGTGTGATAGAGCAAGTTGCCCGCCGAGGAGGCGTCAACAATGCCGACGTGGGTGATAGTTCCCCAAGAGCCAGTGGCTTGCGGGAACTCCACCGCAGCGGTATTGCTGGTCGCTCCGCCCGAGGGCGCGTCAAACGCTACCGACTGACGGGCGTATGAGCCACCCGAGCACTCGGTGCCCGAGTCGGCATCGGTGGGGTCACTGGTGTAGAGCGCGACATACACGGTCGCGGGCGACGTGTAAGAGGTGTTGCGCAAGGTGGCGTTAATCAACGCCGACTCAAGGTAATCGGAAAATTCAGCCATTTGGCTTTCCTCCTAGTTAACAGTCATCGAAAGGGGTGCGCCAGCGAACTCCGACCTGTCATCAGACGTGGTTAAAGACTCGATGGCCCGCTGATAGAGCGCAGCCCAGGTTCCAATCCGGGTGTCGTTCATCAGGTAGGGTTCTGCCTCGGCAAGCGAGGCGTATAGCAGCGCGTCGGCACAGTTAGCCAAAAACGCATTGCTGGGATTGGTGTCCGACAGGTAGGTCGGTGCGCCGTAGTAAAGCATCTTCAGCGTGTACGCCGAGTCGGGTATCGGAGCTAACTGAAACTCAGAGGCCAGCGTGGTGTACTGAGTGGGCACGCCGCTCTCGGTCGTGCGGGCGTTACGGTAAAAACTCGACGGGCTTAGGTACTCCAGCGTCCTGACCGGGGTGGCGTCAACGTGAATATCACGCAACTCCAAAAAGTCAGCCGGTAGCGACACCGTGGCATCACCTCCCGTGGTGCTTGCCGTCACCACCTTAAGCATCTGCCGAATCCGCAGCTCACGCCGCAGCCGGTTCTCGGCGAACCGCACAAAGTCAGGTATCTGCGACGTCAAGTCAGACCGCGCCAGGTAGTTGGCGACGCCTGTCTTGAGGTCTGAATAGGTTGCGTAGGCCATTTAGACCCTCCCAGGGCGGGTGCGAAATGCCCGGTTGTCGGGCTCATTGAGCCAGGCCTTGAACTTGGCCTGGTCGACGACGGCAAACCCGCGCATGATTCCCTTGTGGTTGAGGTCGTCAATCACGGTCAGCGGGATGGACGCGATACGGTTGCCAAAGAGCTCGTCACTCCAGCGTGCGCGCTCGTCGTACGCGTTGTAGTGCTTGCGGTTGGACTCGACGATGTCGGTGACGTCTTGCTTGGTCTCGATGACCAGGCCACCCTCGCCGTCCGCGTGTGCGGTCGTGGTTCTAAATTTCATGCGCAAAAAAAGGGAGAGGTGTCTCCACCCCTCCCCTTACAGGCTAATGCCGTCGTTTACGACAAGTCAGCGATGATGCCGTGAGCGGCTTCGTTGCGGACTTCCAGTGTGTATTCGACGGTCAATTGCGTTTTGTCCGAATCACCGGTCTTTGCCAGTTCCTTGGTTTGGAACGGGCGCAGGTAGGCAACGGCGGCGTACTCGGGGTCGAGGACAAACGCGGTGTCGCTGGACTGCAGCAAGCGGTTCGGGACTACAGACATCGTGCCAAAGTCGCTCAGGTACACGTCAGCGGCACCCACAATTGTGGTTGCTGAGTCGCTGGGTGCCATGTAGCGCTGCGCCGCGATACCGGCAAACGTGGAAACCGTCTGCTTGTGTGCAGGGGTCACCATCAACACCTTGGGGTTGCCACCCGACTGATAAACCTCCCGAACAACTGTCTTAAGGATGTCTTCAGTAAAGGTGCGGTTAGTCCCGTCGGTACGAGCGGTGGTACCGCTAGCACCAGCCACACCGGACGTGCCAAAGTCACCGTTGGTGGCTAGCCAAGCCTGCAACGCACCTAGTTTACGGGCAGTCGAGGAGCTACCAGCGGCAGCGACTTGGTTGGACGTCATGATGGCTTCCATATCGCGCTTAATCTCGGCGGAGGCTTTGGCAAGTTCGCGAGCCTTCTCAGACTTACGTCCGGCCTTGTCTACCGCTTCCAAGGTGCCTGAGATTTGAATGGTCTTTTGGCTGATTTGACAGCGGTTGCCAACGCGAGTGGTCGGTGCAAGAGTAGCCGACGAAGCGTCAGCGCCCTCAACGGCGGCGTTGCTGGTGTTGACTGCGGCGAGGCTATCAGTCTGCCATTCGTGATAGGCAGCGGTTGCCTTGGTTTTGCCGATGGACGACATAAAAGGGGTGTCGGTAGGCGAAATCGAGTAAATCAAGTCACTCAAATCCTCGCGCTGGCCGACGGCGGAGTGGGCAGTAAATGTTGCCATGATTAGTTACCTCATAAGAATTGCTCAAAAAGCGCTGCCGCATCAGAGACCTTGCCGGTCTTCTTTAGCTGGCTACGCGCACGCTTGACTTGCTCGTCAGCGAGGTTTGCCCTCTGACCTGACGCGCCGGACTTGAGCATCTTTGGCGCCTCTTTGGTTTGCTTGACTGCCGACTGCTTGTTTTTGAGTAGCCGTCGGTACTGGGACGCATCCCATAGCATTTGGATTTGCCAAGCGTCGTAAATGGAATTAAGACGCTCCTCTGGCGCACCCAACTCAAGCGCGTATTCCCACATCTGCTTTCGCATCTCCGGGCCACGTGCATCGTCGAAGTAGGCAGGCATGGACCTCTTGATTGACTCAGCCTCTTTGGCGACGTAGGCCTTCAACTCCTGCTGCTGCTCCTGTACCTGCCTCTCGGCGGTACGGTCGCGTTCAGCCTGAATTTGGTGCCGTTTGTCCCTAAGCTGCTGGCGCTCAAGTAGCGCACGCATATACCCAACCTCGTCGGAGTCCTTGAGAGCCTCAAGTTGCTCGTCCGTTACCTCGCGCTCGCTAAGAGCTTGATTCATGGCATCGAGTCGCTGGATGTACGTATCACGCAGCGCCCGGGCTTCTTCAATCGCGGCCCGCTCGGCCTGTACGGCTTTGCGTTCCTCGGCAAGGGCTTGCGACCGTTTGGTGTAGTCAGCACCGCGTTGATAGCCGTTGATTAATTCGTCCAGCGTGACATCTACCTCCTCCCCAGACGCTTTCACTCGGAATGTCTGCGGTTCGGGCGTGTCGGCGGACTCATCGTCCTCGGCTTGAGGCGTTTCATCCTCAATGTCATCCGCGGTCAACTCGATTTCTTGGGCTTCTTCCTGAGCCTCGGGCGTGCTCTCGGGCTGAGAGTCCTCCAGTTCAGTCATCATGTCCAAAAAACCAGCCGCTGCTGAGGTCACATCAAGCGAGGCACTCCCTGATTCAGGGGCCGTGTTGGTATCGCTCATGTCGGGTCGCTCCAATAAAAAAGCCCACCTAACCGGGTGGGCGACGGTCTGCGGCTACACCGCAAATCAAAGAATCTTTAGCCTCTTTTTGGCTATGACGTCACTGGCCGCTAACGACTCAAAGTGCGCCTGTAACTCTTGTATGGCACGAAGCCGGATATACGCCCGCTCCCTGCCCTCGTGGTCGTCGTAGCTGGAGTTGGCAATCAACTCCATTTGGTCTTCAATCAGGCCGCGTACCTCGTTGCGCCAAAAGTCATCCTCAACCAAGCGCTTGGCTTGCTCGGTGCGGTTATATGACGCTGATTCCAAAGCTGCCACTATCCGGGTCTGCGCCCTGCGCACCAATCGCTCCATACCCGTCGGGTGTGCCGACCGAGTAACCGCCGCCAACGCCCTCGGCCAACGAGTTGGGCGCGTAGCTTGTCGGCATCATGTCCACGACCGGGACATTCCTGCCGTCCTGTACGCCGCCGTTAGGCGACAAGCCATTGAGGATTGAGCCAATCACCAGCGACAGAGCGTTGGTGGCTTTGTCTCCCAGTAGTCCCATTGCAGCCATGCGCGTCATCAGCGCGTTGTTGATTGCGCCCATCCGGGCATCACGCGCACCGGGCGTATTCGCCTCGTTATCCAAGAACGCCAGTACCGCTGGGTGAATACTTTGACCCATTTCAGCCCCACCCGTATCGACCGTCAGCGTCTCGGGCTCTTGCTTGACCTCCTCGGTTGCCGCTTGCGACTCAATTAGAGGCAGGTAAGGCATCGAGGCAGGCACACGCTGCGGCGGCTGAAAGTTCAGCAGGCTTGGCGACTGTGCATCTCCCAAGTACTGCCGCACGCCGGGCTGGAACAGGTTAAGCAGACTTAATTGGTCGGGCGCGGTAAGGCGCACCATTTCCTCGTACATATTAGCCATTGCCGGGTATCTCGATGTTGTTGGCGATGCCAGCGCCGACCTGCGCAGCCTTTAACTGCACCTCAGCCTCAAACTCGGCGCGTTTGAGTTCCATCTGAGCCTGCATCTTCTCGCGCTCAAGGCGAATGTCAGCCTCAGCTTTCTCGCGCTTGGCCTGTATCTCAGCCGCTAGCCGCGCCTTATCAATTTCCATCTGTGCCTGTGCCTGCGCCATCATCATCTGCAACTGCGGGTCAGGCTGCGGCTGCTGCGGTGGCAGGTTCGACAACATTTGGTCTTGCTGCGGAGTGATGGGCTTAAAGAACGCAGCGGAGTCCTTAAACCCTGCGGCCTCAATCAACCGGCCCAACGTCTTGCGGTACTGCCCAAGAGATACCAGTGGGTTTGCCGGGCCTTGCTGAGCTAGGGTGCGCTCTTGCTTATCCAAAATCATGGATAGCATCGCCAACTGCTCTTGGCGGCTACCCGTACCCAAGCCTACCGATATCTGCACGTCGTACTGGTTCGACCACATACGGGCGTCCATGGGCACGTACTGGTCGCGCAGCCGAATAATGCGCGGCTTGTCTTGGTACTTGCACACCAGTTGCAGGATGCCCCTAAACAGGCTTTTGACTCCCGTCTCGGCAAAGATGCGAGCAATCAACTCCAGTTTTGAGCCGCTGGCGTTTTGGAAGCTGGCAATCGCCGTGGCAGTTACGTTTTGCAAGATGTTGGGGTCTAGCCCCATCGCCTCACTTACGCCCGTGCGCTTGGTTTGCACTTGGTCAAGGTACTCCAACATGGGGAACGCCTGCTGGGCTACTGGAGCCACCTGTAGCGGCACCACCGCGTTGGGGTTCTTCATCCGTACAACCCCACCAGGCGTGCTTGAGAGCAAATCATCTAGGTTGACTTGCCCCTCTACCGCTCCTACCCGGGCGTTGTTGGTCAGGTAAAGGTTGTCCAGCATCTGGCGGGTAATGGTGGACTTCTGTAGCTGGATATCCATTGCCCGCTCGGCCAGCGACTGCCCATAGAACTTGTGCGGGATGGGTATCGGGCACAAGGCGTGAAACGGCACGTGGTCGTACTCCTGCGCGTCCAGCACCTCATTGGACGCGTAGACCACCCGTAGCAACTCGGCTACCCCGTCGTCGTTCACATCGGCCCGCACATAGCACTCAAAGACCTCAACCTCCTGCATCACCGAGTCGTAAGACTGGGCTTCATGGGGCTGCTCGCCTTGGCTAAAGCGTGCCGTTCTCTCGGGCGTAAAGCTGAGCGAGTCATAGGTGGCTAGGTTGGCGACCACCGTGGCGTCGTACCCCATTGCTACCAAGTCGCTGCGCGACACCAACTTGCGGTGCGCCACAAAGGGTGAGTCCTCTATGGTGCGTGCCCGCTTGGATATAAGAAACTCCTCGGGCGGCACGTTCTCAATCTGTACCCGCCCAGTGACCCGCTTCTTGCGTACCGCAACGTCGTAGGACTCCATCTGTATGACGTTGCCCATCGGGTCGGTCTGCTCAACCATCGTGGCGTCTTGGGATACCACCTCAATGGACTCATCCGCCAACAGAAGCGCCAACTCCTCGCCCGTGAGGTTTTGGTAGGTCTCAACCGTGGTGTCGGTCACGTAGTCGTAGCACGCCTTAACAATCCCCACCTTGGAGATGAGCGCGTCTTTGAACCAGTGGTGCAGGATTTGAAAGCCAGGGTTGTCGCGGTAGAAAATCCAGTTGCAGTAGTCCGTGGCCTGTTTAGCCAACGGCTCATCACCAGGCGCTACCGGCTCAAAGTTCACCACATCGTCGCCAGCGGTAAAGATACGCAGCAACTGGGGTAAGGCGGCGTCTACTACCTCGGCCACCTCGCCCGTGACGATTTGGCTCCTGCCCTCTACCTCGTTGCCATAGGGCTGACGCAGGTAGAAATCAAGCGCCTCCTGCCTCTGGTCGGTCGTCTCCGACTGGACGTACCCAATCGACGCCTCGATTTCGCTTTCCAGAAGCGCCTTTAGTTTTGGTTCGTTCATTGAGTGCCCTCACCATTGCCTCGAGCTCGGCGACTCGCTTTTCTAGGAGTTCGACCTGCAGCGGCAGATTGCCTTGTTTCGCTACCCAGACCACTACACCACCCACGAGGTATTGACCGCCAGCGGCTTTGACCAGTCGCTTGCCGTTGTCTTGTCCTGCATACCCGTGGCCAAGTACCGAAACGCGTCAGACGCGTGGCTGGCCCAGTCGTGCAGGGGCTTGTCGTAAAACACGTTGCGCTTGTCGTCGTACTCACGGCGGTAGTTAGCCAAGGCGTCATACCCCTGCCTGACTGTTGGCATGTTGAACCAGCACCTCGGCAACATCCGGCGCACCGCTTGGATGCCATCGTCAATCGTCAGCCTTGGTGCCACCGTGATAGACAGCCCCGCATCCTCGAGTACCTCTTTTCGGCTCTTGCCCGTGGTCAACTCTCTGACCTGAACGTCATGAGGCAGGATGTGCTCGGCGGTGTGCCACTTGCGCTCGCGCAGCCAATTCACGTACCAATCAAGCCCCACCCCGTGGTTCTCCACAAAGTCGATGAGCCTGACCTCTTGCCCGGTTACCTGAGCCACCCAAATGGCTGTGCTATCGCCAACCCCTAAATCCCACGCAGTAAATGTCTTGCATAAATCATCGCGAGAAATATCAACCAGCCGCCCGCGTCCATCAAGGTCGTTAAGGACACTTCCATAGTACGAACCCTCCACCGCAGCGGTAAACGAACATTCAAACTCCTGGAGGTATTTCTCCTCGCCCATCTCGCGGCGGGCTTGAGCCAACTCATCGGATGCCAAGATACCTGTCTCGCTGGCTTTGAACTCCAGCAGCTTCCACCCGTCCTCGACCTCAGCGCGGTCGCGAATGTCCTTAAAGTGGTTGGCACCCTTGGGTGTACCTAGAAACAACGCCCACCCATGGCGGTCAGCCAGTGCCGGGCGGATGATTTCAGACCACAAGCGCGGGTTTTGGTCAGCCCACTCGTCCAAGATGACGCCATCAAAGTACTGACCCCTCAGCGAGTCAGGGTTGTCTGACCCCGCCAACTGGATGCGCCGATTCCAAAAGTCCACCCGCAACTCGGTGATGTTCTGCTTGGCCTCCAGCACCTCGGTGTACTTGACCAGGTAGTCCCAAGCAATCCGCTTGGCTTGGGTGTACGTCGGGGCGATGTAGGCGTAACGCGGTGCCTCCTTTTGGCACTCAACCGCCTTCCTGATGATGTGGTTGATGGCAGCGACCGTCTTACCCAGCCGCCGATGCGCCACCACTACCCCAAAGCGGGCATCAGCCATCGCACCATGAATCTCTAACTGCTGCGCCCGAGGCGAGTAGGGGATAATCAACTCACGTTTTCCCATAGGAGGTGCTCATGTTGTTTCGTCAAATAGCCTATCGATTGGCCCTGGCCTTGACTCTAGTGATTGGCGCAATGGGTCAACCCCATGCGAAAGAGGACTCTGTTATGAAGGGACTCGTTACAGCCTCCTGCGGCAGCTTTTTAACAGACTCCTCGGAAGTAAAAGACAACAAACAATGGATACGAACTTGGAATGTTGCCTTCTCTTCTTTTTTGAGCGGGCTTAACCTTGGGACTGCATCCGCCCAAATGGATAACAACCGTCCTGTGAGCGCAAAGGCACTCCCCGACTACGACAGCTTTTACTGGGAAATCAAAAAACGCTGCACCGCTTCCCCCCAAAATACGGTTGTGGGAACTCTCATCGATTTATGGAAGCAACTCCCCGAGGCGCGCCGCTAATTAACCCAACGTGCCTCAAACGTGCCCAGAGTGTTTGAATTAACTAGCTCTCGCTTGCCCATGCAACAACCATGTGCTCAATCGGGTTGCCAGCATCACCACCGACCTGCAGAGGCAGCAGCTTGGGGTAAATCGTGCCCCAAAACACCCGCTCATTGTTCGGGTCGGACTTGGCCCACTCGACCAGCCGTTTGGTGCCACCCAAAGCCAGTGCAGCGTCTGCAATGGCGTCTTTGGCAGCCTGTGTCTTCTTGTTAGAGCAACCCTTTGGCCTGCCCATCCCAGCACGGGGAGGCTTGCCAGCCGCTCTATTTCTCTCTATTTTTGTGGAATCGTCCATAGTTTTCCCGACTCTCCGCAAGGGAGGCCGTCGGCCTCAGGGTCTAAACAAAAGCGATGGCGACATGTCATACGCGTACGGGTAACCCGCATCCCGCTCACCAAACGGGTAGTAAACCTTGCGCTCGACCGGGTTCAAATCCCGGCGAGCCTGCACCAGCCGTGACTCAGCCTCACCACCATGCGCCAGGTACTTCTCGCCCGGGCCTAACTGGTTGATGCGCCGCCAACGGTTCTCTTGGTCAAAAAACTCCTTAAGCTTGGGCTGCTGCTTGTCCAGCTTGCGCTCTTGCCTGCGGAGCATGTTTACTAGGTCACGGTCAGATAAATCGTGGTACGGGCTGTCAAAACGGCCTTTGGCATCCTCGTGGCGATACAGCCTATCCGCGGCATCCCGCAGCCAGCGCTTTTGCTCCTCACCCGAGCGCTTGGGCATCGGCCCCAACTCTTGGCGAATCTTGTCACCGTGTTCGTACCATCCCGCCTGATTGAAAATACGTCGCGGAGTGATGGTCTCGGAGGTAGAGAGTTCCTTAAGTCGCCGGGCGTACCGCACGCGGTTAACCTGCCCTACCTCAGCAGCGATGGCGTTGTAAACAGCCTTTTCACGCGTTGGGCCAGACATATCGCGTCGCATAGCAGCATCCACTGCCGCCTCTGCCTGGGAGGTGTTACCACCCAAGGGAAAGCCCTCTTTGAACTGAATAGCGTGCTGTATCTCATGCAAGAGAGTTGACCTCTGCTGGTCAGGGTCGGCGCTTGACTTAACGCGGATGCGGTTTTCACCCGGGCTAAGAGAACCACGCAACCGACCCGTTGTCTCATACAGTCCTGAGACACGCATGTCAGCAATCTCGGGGTAGGCCTTGTACAACTCAGGGTGCTCAAAGATGTTCCCCAGCCGTACCGCCCTATCCATTTGGCGGGCGTATTCATCTCGGGTCTGCTTGTAGGCAACCTCGTCCAACCCATCCGCGTTGCGCTTGGTCATGTCTTCCAGGCGGGAGTAAATGACCTTTGGCTCCTCGACCACCGGAATGGTGCTTTTGAGATAAGCGCCGCTGTCGTCAATTTCTTGCACGACATCACCCAGTGGCGTCTGCCCCGTACCGGTCAGCGCCCAGTTGGTTTCCTTTGGCGCACCCGCGGTCTTGTTCTCCAAGTACTGCTTGGCAGCGCCCTCGTCAAAGGTTTTGGCTTTGCGGCCAATGATGATGCCGCCAAGGTTGGGGATGCCCGGCAGCAGCGATACACCAGCCAAGCTCGCCTTGAGCCAATCTTTGTCCTTGATGCCGCTGATTAGGTCAGCCGCGGATACCGCATCACCAGCAAAGCCCGGCGTCTCAGCCAAAAAACCAGCGACTTGCCGGTAGCCTTTGGGCACCTCGCCACGTACTCGCTTGGCGTAGTACGGCTCTTTTGGAGCAGGGCCAAACAAGCCAGCCATTACTTTTTGCCCTTTTTGGCAGGCAGCGATTGGTAGCCACGGCCCATCTCGGCGGCCTTTACGAACTCACGCGCGACCTGACGGCTGACGCCGAGCTTCTTTCGCATCTGTGGGTCGTTGGCCGCGGCTTGCATGAAGCGATGCTGCGCTTTGGATACTGGTGGCATACAAACCTCGCAATCAAATAGGCACGCGCCTGCCGTCCGGGTCAAGGAGACCAATAACCTCGGACTGTCCCGCATCAACGTGCTGCCGCTGTTTTTTATCGCGCCACTAAGAACGGCACTGGCACTTTGGGGTCAGTCGTAATAAGATTCAGTTGGCAACTGCGACTAACCAAAAACAACAAAGCCCGCTCTAGGCGGGCCTTTCTTTACCTTGAAAATTTCAGGGCGAGCTTGCCCCTCAAATGGTCAAGATAGTTATTGTTCTTATAGGTGTGATGGTAGCGAGTGCCTCCACAATTGCAACTCACCACATTTAGTGCGTCCGGGCTTTTATCGGTATCGCTTCACCACCGCACTCCGGTACTCAGTGCACGCCTCCTCGAGCCGTGTCACCGCATCGCCAAATACCGCCTCGAACCTCTCAGGCGTCAAGTCTGCCTTGATGTCTTTGGCCGTTGGCTCCCGTCGTTTGCCCGTACCGCGGCAGGTATGGCAAGCGCGCGTTGATAAGGTCTGCCCTGCTTTTTCAAACTGAACCCCTTTGCACCGCGGACAGATATCGTTCACCCACCAAGCAACCGCAGCATCGGCAATCGAATGTAGGACGCCGACCTTTGCCCGGATACGGCGGGTGCGTGCACGCCCTACAACCATCGCCCTGACCCGGTCTCTCAGGCGATGCAAGATGCTCGGCTCCCGCAGGAACTTGACCCTAAACGCCCAATGACCCAAGCCTTGGTTAGCCGCGGCCATCCCACTAGCTCCCAAAACGTCAACGTCACAGGGGCGCTCGAGGTGGCGCAGGTTCTTGCTGGTCGAGGCCCGGACTATCTTTTCATCAAAAGCCATGCTTGCTCCAGCGCGGGTACAAACCGCTCAATACGTTCCTCTACCGATTGCCGCTTCTCTAATACCTCCATGACCGACTCAACGGTCACGACGCGAGCACCACAATTTGGGCAGTACTTACGGCGCAAAACGCCGTGCTTGTGCTGCTTGGTCTCCTTGACACCCATCCGGGCGTCGCACTTTGGACAAAGAATCAAGATAAATTCCATTCACGAAGCTGCCAGCGCCCGTTACTTGCCTTGCGCCAGCCATGTACCAATACCGTCCACCCCGCGGCTCGAAGCGCAATCAGCGCGTCCGAGTCCTCGAGCTTGCGCACCCGGCTGCTGGCGTTCGAGGCAGATGTCGCCTGCACGCCAATCGTTTCGCCCTCGCGTACTGCCAAGATGTCAATCACGCCAAACAGGTCTTGGCGGATGCGGGCATGGGGGTTCCATTTCTCAACCACCTGCACAAGGTCAACTCCCTGCTGACGCAGGTGAGCCAGTGACCTTTGTGTGGGTGACGTCACGGGTTAAGAAGCCGAGACAAGGTGACGTCAAGCGCGCCAAGCTCGTCCATCTTTTTGACGCGCCACATCCCACGCCGACCGTGCCAGCCCAGCACTGGGCCGCGGTGGCAGTCGGTGCACAGCGCAACCGTCGTGTACTGGTTGCCCTGCACGATGTGGTGAGCCTCACTCGGGCCGGGTTGGTCGCACACCGAACACGGCAACTCCTTCACCCGGGCAAGATGGCGCCGCTCTGCCTGTGTCAGTTGGTTATTCATCCGACCTCCGGCAGTTCTTCAAAAACAACCCCCAAGGAAGTCGCCCAGTTCTCCACACGCTCCATGAAGGCGGCGAACTCTTTGACGGTCAGGTCGGTTGAACTGATTGGCTGGGCAAACACACGCCCGTCGGGCATCTGCTTTTCTTCCCACCCGATAAAGGTGCCCTTGAAGTACTCGTGCCACGTGCCGGTGCCGTACTGCTGGCCCTCGATGGTGAGCTTGTGCTCAATCTCGGTCAGCATGGCCCAGTAACGGCGGTTTTGTTGCTGCTTGCGCTTGTCGGCAAACGGCTCAACCTTGACGTACAGCTTCTTGGCGTGCGGCAGCATTTGGGTGCCGTGCTTGACGGCCTCCTCCAGGTCAGCCGTGGTCGTCGCGATGCACTCGTACTTCATAGCAACCCCCGACGCACCGCAAACTCAATCTCAGCGCGACTCAAGGGCGTTTCGCCAACTTCTGCCTCACGCACTCGAGGATTTCGGCGCGTGGCGGCCTGTCCCGCCGATAGGCAATGGCTGCAAGCATCCGCTCGGCCAGTGGTTTGCTTGGGTATGCCTGCAACACCAGGTCGGCGCAGCAATTCGTGCAGCACAAGTCGAAACGACCGGGAGTCCCCATCTCCCGGGTTTGGCATTGGGTACAAGTCATGTGACACGCAACGCCTCCCGCCATGCGTGCCGCTGAGTCAGCGACAACGTCTCTCCAGCCTCCTCCCGCTCACGCAGCCGCTTGGCCCATGCCCGGTGGTCTTTGGTTTCGCTGCTCAGTACCTCGCGCAGCTGGTTGAGAATCTCGCGCTTTTGCGCCCATGTCAGCGTGGTGGCTGGCGGGGCTTTGGCTTGCGATTCCTCGTCAAACTGGCGCTCAAAGTAGCGGCGTTGCAGTTCTTCGGTGATGACCGGCCACTCGCGTGGCTCGGCAAATGCGTGTGCGCCACAAAAGTGCCCATTGCCAGCATCAACCGACCATTTATGCGGACAACCTTGGGCTTGGCAAAACAACGCCTGTAGGTCGTCTTCTTTCCCGGGCTTGTAGCCGCCCGTGCGAAATTTCTTGAGTGCCTCGAGGGACACGGCAGACTCCTGATAGAGCCGCCGCGAAACAATCAGGCGTTAGCCGTTTGCTCCTGCACCCAGCGCTTGAGGGAACGAGTGTCTTCATCGAAGTAAGCCTCGCCGCTCAAAACCTTGGGGAACATGGTGCGGTTGATGATGTTGACCAGCCCAATCTGAAATGGCTTTTTATCGCCAAAGCTGCGCTTGCCCCGCAAAAAGTCGGAGGTCGAGCACCTGAGAAAGAAGGCCGTCCAAGCATCGGTGATTGCTTCTTGGCGTGCGGATTTCAATTCATCCCCACTCAGCAACTCGCGTATCAGCGCCTTGGAGGTATCAAGCAACCGCTCCCGGGTTTGTGTTGCCAAGCCGTCGGGTGTCTCGGGCCTAGCATCAGGAAACGCGTTGTTGAACGCCTCGCAAATGGCTTCATAGTCGATGCAAAAGCGGGGTGCCTTTTCCCTAACCACCTGCTGGGTGGGGGAGTCGTCCCCTGTGGGGGACGCCGCTTCTCTCTCTATAGAAATATCTTCTCTTCTCTTCTCTTCTCTAGGGGGCAAAACGTCCGCATTGGATGCGGACAATTTGCGGACGGCTCTCTTGCGCTCAGACTCCATTGCCCGGCGCTTGGCTGACTGACCGTTGTGGTTGTCAAACCTAGGCATGGCAAGGCTTTCGCCGGTATTGGTGAGCCAATCAACCCCCATCATTGCCTCGGCAAAACCGGGTAAATTGAGGTACTCGTCCAAGGCTTCGGGCGTGTAACCCGTGAGCACCCCGTCCTCTGAGTGCGCGTCAAACAGCACCCATGTTGCGTGCAATGCGCCAATCACCGTCAACTTATGCGCCCGTAATGCGGACGAAATGCGGACAACTTTCGGACTGGTGATGAGGTCAGACCGCAGTTTTATCCAATCACCGGCCATCCACTGCCTCCAGCACGGGTGGCGTCCACAAGTCGGGGCGCAGCTCATGCCGCTTGATTAAGCCAGCGGTGGCTTCTTCTATTTGCACCGCCCGCTTGGGTGGCACCTGCCCAGAGGTGACCCATCCCTGCATGGCTTGGGGTGAAACCCCGATTAAGCGGGCCAGCTGGGCGCGAGAGCCAACCCGGGTGAGTATTTCGTGAATCGTCATGGCCGCTGATTGTACGGGTTACCTGTAGCGTGTCAACAACTCGCGTAGTGATTAATTAGCGATAAGGTACTCTTTTGCTATTTAAACATTGGAAATACGCTAATATCTGCTTGCGTAAAGTATTTCTTTACTGTAACCTGCCCATTTAAACGCAACGGCAAAGAAGCGCCAGTGCGAGTTGAACGTAACGGAGACCTGTTTTGGCTACCAAGAAACCTGACGAGCCGATGATTGGCTTTTTGGCCGCACCCCTTGAGAGCAAGGTGCGCCGTACGGCTGATGGCGAAAACCCCAAGGGCGTAAAGACAAAGACAAAGAAGGGCAACCTCCACGTATTCCCAAGGGACTCAGACGCAAAAAAAGTGATTCGCTCGGGCTTGGATGTGATTGAGGAGCGCATCCGCCAAAGCGACGGGCGTGAAGCCAAGCAGGTTGTCAGGGGCTTGCTTGACCTGTTTGGTGACAGCAAACCCAGTGAGTCACGCAAGTACACCTACAAAGAATTGACCGACAAAGACGCCCTTCGCAAGCGCGACCGCGATGCGTATGAAATCTTGCGCTCGGTTGACTTAGCTGAAGATGAAGTGCTTGAGGTTGGGCGTGCTTTGTGCGAGATTCACTTCGGCACCCCTAACCCACCGTGGCTGGATGTCAAAGAAAAGGCTGCTTCGATATACGGGCAGTATTTAATCTCGACCAATGTGGCGACGGCGGCAGAGTCCGCGCTCAGTGATGACACCATCATGGAGACGCTTGTCACCGCCCAGTGCATGAAACTTGAGGCCAACATCCTGAGCGCCTACGTCGAGGATTTGTGGGCTAGTCAACAGTGGCAAGCCCCCGCTGATGGCGAGGCAGAGGCACAGCTTCGCCGGGTTAAAGAAATTCTGGCCGAACGGTACCCCGGCGGCACGTATATGCGCTTCAAAGGCAAAGACAAGCGCATCGAGTTTCCGTCGCACCCACACCTAGAGCAGCTGTTTAACGATTGGTTTCAAACCAACCCCGACGAAAAAAGGCTCGACGATTTCGTCCGCCTTCTGACCGGACGCCCAACTCGAGCAAACGACTTTAAGTTGGCAGCGGCCGATGTTGCGGAAAAAGCCGATGGAAGCACCCAACAAGACACGGACGCCCTGAGCCAGCAAGCCAAGTATTTAGCCAACGAAATGGGCAATGAGGCGCTGGGCAAGCGTATCCGCCGCTGGCGCAAGCGCTGCCGCTTGAGCGTGACCGAGGTAGCCAAGCTGCTCGACGTGTCGGTTCAGGCGGTATCCAACTGGGAAAACGGCTACACACCGCCCTCCCCGGCCTCAATCAAGATGCTGGCGATGGTCTTTGGGATTTCGTCCCAAGCCCTTGAGATGGGCTTGCAAGAGGAAGGCGAAGCCCCGTCCACGGTACGCAGCGTTGATCAGTTCAATGAGACTTACGCCGAGGTCGGCTTATACGAGGTGCGCTTTGCCGCTGGCGGGGGCAGCGCAGCGCCCGAGTACCACCCGGACGTGCAGGAGGAGACGCTTGTGTTTCGCCGAAGCTTCTTTAGCAGCCGGGGCATAGACGCAAAGACCGCCAAGTGCTTCCGAGTGCATGGGGACTCCATGTCGCCCTACCTGGACGACGACGATATCGTTTTGGTTGATTGCAAGCCGGTGAGCCAAATCAAAGATGGCAAGGTCTACGCCATTCGCTATGGTGACGACCTCAAAATCAAGCGGCTCAAGCGGTCGATTGACGGTGATTTTGTGGTGATGAGCGACAACCCGAACTACGAAACCGAGATGATAAGCAAGTCATCAGAGCGATTTGCGGTCATCGGCGAGGTTAAATGGCGAGCTGGTTGAAAAAAATTTTTTGAGTACCTAAGACCCCAAACGGGGTCTTTTTTTTCGCTTAAATATTATTTTTTACTGCTTTACAACTAATTTTTTCGGCATAGCTAAAGGGGTCGGTTGAACTGTGGAGAAAAAGTGCTTGCAAAGAGTACCGGTTTGATTGATACAATGGCTCCAACTACAGCACCTCCTGTAGTGACGCTTTAACCAAGGAGCCAAGCAAATGACGACGACAACCGCACCAACCGTGCCACTAGCTGCCACCGCAGCCCCTTCCCAACCCGACAGCGTAACAGCTGCCATTGACCGCGATGCCATCGCATTTCACGCCTTTGTCGAGGGCGCAACCTCCGGGTGCCGTATGGCCCCCGTGGTTGAGTACCGCGACGGGCACGGCCTCATCGAGTACCCCGCAGGCGCTGACGTCCACAAGATGCACAGCCTCGGCTTGGGCTTGATGAACCTGACCGGCGTGGTGCGCGTTGAGCAATTTTTTGAAAACCGCTCAGGGCGGGCCAGCACCACCCTGATTCATGAAAAAGCCTACTAAGGAGTCCCTTATGCAAAAACAACACGTCACCGAGGCCCAGTTCATGGCTGCCAGCCTCGCCTACCACGCCAGCGAGAACGGCCTGCCCATTGAGGGCATAGCCCTGAACGACGACGGCCTTTGCACCATCGTCATGACGGGTGAGGAGTACGACCACGAGCAGCTCAAGCAACTTTGCCGCGACCTGCAAGAGGTTGAGGGCGTTGACACCGTCGGCGTGCTTTGGCCCAAAGACGGCGACCAAATGATTGAGGACGACGAGACTTTCGGCGTCACCTTTCACTAACCAAGGAGACCAAGATGCCTTACGTCGACTACAGAGGCTGCTCCAAGCTAAACCTCGACCAATCGGCGACTCACGTCAACCCGCTTACCCAGCGCGTACTTGAGTCATTTGATGAATTTGCTAATGGCGACCCGACTTTCGCAGAGGTCGGCTACCAACAGGCTCATCACTATGGCTCGGTACTAGAGGTGAAGTACAACCCCACACGCCGTCGCCCGCCTATGTTTGAAGCCAGCCAGTATGTATTCCGGCACTGCCCAGCAACCATTGAGATTGCGCAGCACTATGTGCCACGCAAGTCTGGCGGCGGTCGGCTTTGGCGGTTTTACAGCAGAACACCGGGGCGCAATGTGTTCAACGCACCTTGCAACTCAGCCTGCCACACGATGCATGAGGTGATGTCGATGGCAGCAGCAAAGACTGATATCGACCTCACCCACTACTTTGAGGGATACAGCTGGTGCAACGACCGCTTGACCCTGTGGGGCAAAGCCATCTGGGGCAAAAACAAAAGACAGCAACGCGCCAAGCAAGAGGGCTTTTGCCGCTTGGTCTCACGTATGTGGGGGCACGTCGTCCACTTTGAAGTTGGCCCCATAAGTGGCTCTGAACCCCGAATTTTTGAGTGACCCAAAGGAGTATCAATGCAAACACAATCCTTGTCCAAACTCTGCTCGGCGCTTGTGAAAGCGCAGGCAGCCATGCACCCAGTGATGCGGGACGCTAAGAACCCGCACTTTAAGTCGGCATACGCCACGCTGGATGCAACGCTTAAGGCAATCTTGCCGCCGCTCCATGCCAATGGCTTGTGCCTGATTCAGCGCACCGAAGAAAGCGACGACGGCGTAACGGTCGAGTCGGTCTTTGTGCATGAGTCGGGCGAGACCATGAGCGCTGGCAAATTGCACTTCCCCGCCGCCAAGCAAGACCCACAAGGCTACGCAAGCGCCCTGACCTACGCCCGCCGTAATTCAGCCCTTGCAGCCGCTGGCTTGGCTCCCACGGACGATGACGGCGAAGCGGCAATGAAAGTTGCCCGCAACCCGCTTGAGCAAGCCACTGGGAACCTTAACCAGCATCAACTGATTGCCATCAAAAACGCAGCGGTTGAGGCTGGCATCAACCTTGAGCGCATCACGGCGCGTTTTAAGGTTGAGGCACTGGGTGAGATTCCGGCTACCAAATACGCCAGCATCATGGCGCAGCTGACCAAAGCCCGGGTTGAGAAGGTGGCTGCATGAAGCACCCATACATGATTCACCTCTGTGAGCAGCGCTCACCTGAGTGGTTGGCGTTACGCCGTACAAAGCGCACCGCCTCAGCCACACCAGTGGTCATGGGCTTTGTTGGCAGCATCACCGAGTTGGCTCGTGAGTATCAGGGGCATAGCAAGCCTGTGACGCCCGCAATGCAGCAAGGCACCGACCAAGAAGATGCGGCGCTTGAGGCTTTTCGTAACTGGTACGCCAAAGGCAGCTTCAGTCCGATGGTTCTTTCAGCGGGCGACTACCTGGCGAGCTTGGATGGCTTTTGTCCCGATAGCCGTGTCATCGTGGAAATCAAAACCCCGATGCGCGGCTGGAAGTCAAAGGCTGGCCTTGCGGCTCAGGACGGCGAACTGCTGCCCCAGTACTTTTGGCAAATCCAGCACCAACTCATGGTCGCGCAAGCAGAGAAGGCTTGGCTGTGGCTATGGGATGCCGCGCTCCAAGACGGGATTGCGGTGCCCTGCTACCCCGACCCCGACGCATGGGAGAAGTTACGCGCCAGGTGGGATGCGGTGTGGCCGCAACTGCATGAGCGCAGCGACATTGAGTGGGTAGCAGCAGCCAAAGATTGGCGCGCCGCCAAAGAGCAACTTGCCCAAGCCCAAGAGGCTGAAGCGGCTGCACGAGCAGAAATAGATGCCCTTATGGGCGAAGCAGAGTTTTCAGTCGGTGGGGGTGTGACGGCGACCCGAGGGTTTCGTCGCGGCACTATTGATTGGAAAAAGGTCGAGAGTCAGCATCTCGCAAATGTTGACCTCGACCCGTTCCGTAAAGAGGGTTCGACCACCCTCGTTCTTTCATCACAGTGAGGTATTTTAAATGGCAAATTTGAAAACTGCAAAACGCGGCTACACAGTTGAAGTCGCCGTGTCCAAACTTGGGTGCTCGCCCCAGTGGATTTACAGCACACGGGCCAAAGCCCTGCAAGATGGCCTGCCATGCCCGTTTCGGGCTGAGATGCAGCGCGGGGTTCTGATGCTTGACGCCGACCGCGTCGATGGCCTTGAGGCTGTGGACTATTGCAAACGCTTCTTACACAAGCGTAATCAGGCGTACCACATTGACGCCGTGCTTGATGACGGACTAGCAGGTGCGGTGAAACCGAGTCCCAGCGGCAAGGGCAAAGGTCGGGCGGACAAGGTTCTTCGCTCGCTCTTTGGCAACAAGCCCGATGTTGACCCACCCGTCAGCGAGCAAGAGGTTGAACGGGCGGAAGACTACGCCCATGAGGCCTTTGGCGCAGCAGAAGAAGTGGCGAAGCGTCTATCTGACCTTGAATTATTGATTCGGGAAAAAGAGGACGACATCGCAAACGGCCGCGATGGGCACCCCGACCTACATAGGCTTCGTGCCGAGGCGAAAGCCCTTGACCGCCGTCATGACCGTTACCTTGCTCATGCATGGGCGGCCAATGAAGATGCTGAGAATATGCGCGAGCAACACGAGGAGTCCCAGCATCGGATTCCAGCTTTCTTGGCCAAGGACTCGTACGTCGCTGCCCTTTTAGAGAAGCACCAAAGTGGTGACGCACCCGAGGCACCGACTGACGTGTCGCGCGAGCAGAAGGCTGCGATTGCGGCGGTCAACGATGAGTTGAGCGAGCCGGAAAAGTACAAGGTTTGCAAGCGCGTGCCGTCCGATATGTCAACCATCACGATCCGGATTGCGGCAAAGATTCTGCATTGCACCGAGCACTATTTGCGCTGCCGACTGAAGTCGCACCCCCACTTGTACCCGCCATTCTTTGTGCCACCCGGCACGCGGCGGATTCTGTTCAAGCGTCATGAGTTTGACGCTTGGTTTGATGCCCAGCAACAACTGAAAGGAGCTGCTTAATATGGCACAGAGTCTTAACAAAATCACCCTGATTGGGCACGTGGGGGCAACCCCCACGATGCGCGAGGTCGGCGACCAAGTTGTCTCCGAGTTCAGCCTCGCCACCAGCGACCGTAAAAAGTCGTCCAGCGGCGAGTGGGTCGATGACACAACGTGGCACCGCTTGGTGTGCTGGGGCAAGTCCGCCGAGATTGTGCTCAAGTACGTCAAGAAGGGCAGCCTCATTTACGCCGAGGGCAAGATGAGGCACCGCCAGTACCAGGACAAGCAGGGGCAGACTCGCACCGCCTCTGACGTCTCGGTCGACCGGGTGCTCCTGCTGGACAAGGCCCCCACGGCTACGGTAGAAAAGGCCCTGCCGACGCTTGATGTGAGCCAAAGCGCCCTCAAAAAGCAGGCGGCAATGGCGAGCTTTGACCTCGACTCCGACGTCCCCTTTTGATGGATGAACTGACCGAGATTGGTCGCCTGGTGCGGGCGCTGCTGACGGTAGCCATTTGGGCAATCGTCACGGCGTTCGTCGCCGGGGTTTTTATCGGTGGCGTTGAGAGGTACTGCGGATGAGCGAGTCAGAAGTGCTCAGTCGCGATGAGGTTCGGGAGTTGACCGAGGCAGCCAAGCCTGCCGACCAAATCGCGTGGCTGAACGCGAACAGCTGGGTGTATGCAACCAGTGTCCGAGGACACCCCATCGTTGGGCGGTTGTATGCGCGTTTGAAATTGGGATATAGCGCCGGGCAAATTGACCCGGTCGGCGCAGAGCCGAACTTTGCGGCAATAAAGGAGATGGCAAATGGGCGGAATCGGAAGCGGGCGAAATAAGACGGTCGGTCGTTCCTTGCCGCCGGGTGTGGTTGAGCACAAGCGTGGCAGAAGCAGACTAGGGGAAGTCCGCTCGTACTACTTCTACCAAACCTTTGACAGCGATGGCAAGCGAGTGCAAATTTCACTGGGCAGCGACCTAGCTGAAGTGCCACGCAAGTGGGCTGAACTTCAGGGTCGTAAAGTGCCGCGCGATGCAAGAACGATGGGCGCGGTCTTTGACCGCTACGAGCGGGACATCATTCCCACGAAGGCGAAACGCACCCAACAAGGCAACCTGTACGAGTTGTCGTTCCTGCGCAAGGCGTTCGCCCATGTCGCCGTTGATGCCATTACCCCGCAACACATTGCACAGTACAGAGACGCCCGAGGCGCACCTGTCCGCGCCAATCGAGAACTGGCACTATTCAGCCATGCTTTTAACAAGGCGCGTGAGTGGGGTCTAACCGCCAAGGAGAACCCATGCCGAGGCGTAAAGAAGCACAGCGAAAAGCCGCGTGAGTATTTTGCGGATGACCGGACTTGGGATGCCATGTTGGCTCACTCAAGCCCGGAGTTGCGATTTGCGCTGGAGTTGGCGTACCTAACCGGGCAGCGCCCAGCCGACATATTTGCCATGCGCTGGTCTGACCTGCGTGAGGGCTTTGTATGGGTTAAGCAAGCCAAGACGGGCAAGATGCTCAAAATCGTCATAGAGGGGCGTTTAGCCGCCTTGCTGGACGAAATACGGGCGACCATACCCAACCGCAAGAACCAACTCAGCCCATTTGTGATTGCTGCAGACAGCGGCTCCAAGCTCACCGAAATCATGTATCGCAAGCGTTTGGTGGCGGCTAGAGCGGCGGCCACAAAGGCTCACCCCGAGCTTGCCGAATCCATACAAAAGTTTCAATTCAGGGATGCGCGACCCAAGGCTGCATCTGACCTTGAATTGGCTCAAGCACAAGCCTTGTTGGGGCACGCAAATGCATCAATCACGAAGCGCGTTTATCAACGCGGTGGGCAAGTGGTTAGACCCGTCAAATAAGTTTTTTGATGAACGGGTTTTGGTTTTTTGATGAAATTTTGATGAACGGGTAAAAAAAGAAAGGGGCCAATCGGCCCCAAACCCTTATAAATACTGGCTCCCCGAGCAGGGCTCGAACCTGCGACCTGCGGATTAACAGTC